TCCTGATGTAGCGTTCTTCAATGACATGACATGGGTATATGGTGCTGATGAGCCAGTAGTTGCTACTGAACCCATGATAGAACCAAGCCACCAGCCGACTGTGTCTGCGAATGCTGGACCTGCGACATCAATCTCTGTGTGACGACGACCCTGAATGTAATTGTAGTTTTCCGCCATAGAACCGCGAAGTCCTGTGTCGAATAATGGTGCAATAATATCAACAGGCTTCAATGCGTCTTTAGAGACTGGAATGAATGCTGTTGCTGCTACTGCTGTTGCTGGTGTTACTTCTTTAGCGACACCTAAATAACTGCGTACGGATGGTTGGGCTGATGCCATTTATTCACGCTCCTGCGGTTGTGTCAGACGAGGCTGACTGCTTGTTGGTTTCTTCTTTTGCGATTGGTGCTGTTGGAACCGCAGGTGCGGTCTTAGCAGATGATAATGATAATCCCGGAGCCGTTAGCCCATCAGGACCATCAAATGAATCGCCTTGCTTAGCGACTAGACCAAGTGTTGGAAACACTAAATCTACTTCGCCGTTGTATGTGTAACGAGCCATTGGGATTCTCCTATTGTTCTATCATTTCAGTTACAATAAATCGGATAGCGCACCAAGTTTCTGTTGCGCCACCCTCGTTGGTAAGCGGTTCGCCATACTGAACAGAGATGCTCGGTTCGGCTGCTTGCCAAATCAAATTAGGGTTTGTTTCCCCTAGAGTGTGCTGTCCTTGTCGAAGCCTTGTCTTCACAGCATCTATCAAATTATCAAAGTCGTCCATAGCATCTTCTGCATTACGCTGAAGTGAGTGATGGAAGATTTGTAACGCTACTGAGTAATCAACTCTTTTCCAGCCATATCCTTCACCGACTGGCATAGCCCCAACGCCACCGATAGCAATACGCTGTTCATCTTCGCTTTCAAGGAAGACTACTGCTGCTGCTCGGCTGTTCTGACCGGGAAATGAATTAACTTGAAAGTCAATACGCTTAGGAAACGAGGTAAATACTTGATTGAGTGTTTCTATCTGAGCCGTTGCTATCCAAGATTGGACTGCTTCGCGTACAACCTTGCGACTCATTATCTAATCCTACGATAAGGCTTCAATAAATCCATAGCCATGCTAATGTCGTTTGTAATGTTTTGATTAACGCCAGTTGAAGATGTGACAGGTGCAGTTCCAATACCCATAGTCATAGAAGCATCTCCGCGCACTTTAAGCATAGAAGTTGTAACCAAGATAGCAGCCTCTTTAATTGCTGGTGGTAATGCAGAGAATGAAACTCCTGCTGTGTGAGTATACACCAATGGCGCAGTCAAAGGAACTGTCGTTGAGCCGAATACATAAGTGTCTGCGACTGTAACATTTTCAGAATACATACCATCATAAATCTTCATTTGTAATCCATCAACAATGCCAGTTCCGTCTGTAACAGTTAGCGTTGATTGAGTTGCTGTCGCTGAGGCGATAAGCGTATTAGCATATCCATTTACATAAGTGTATTTGATAAAGCATTGTTGTCCTGATGTAGTTGGAAAGCCGAACTGCAAAGGACCTTGACTTGTAATGCTTGTTGAAAGATTGGCATAAGGATAAAGGATTTGCTGGTCTTCAATCCATGCGCTCGCGATGTTAGTAGCGGTAATTAGATTAGTTGAAGGATAGCCGTATTGAAGTGCAGTCAAAGCAATTACTGGTGAGTAGCGTGGGTGAAACTTGATATATCCGTCAGGGCTAATGCGTGTGCGTTGTGATTCTGTTTCTGTTGTCGCGCCTAAAACTTGATTACAGTATGTATCAATCCAACTAGATGCGCGTGCAATTACATTGACTAACTCGCTGTTCTGAACATCAGGGTCGCTAGAGTTGAAGACAAGATTGTCAATGTCAATAGATGTCGGCGCATTACGGTACTCATCAGCAGTTAAATAAGATGCTGTTAATCCGTGAGTGCTTGGGTTGATTGATTCAGCCACTTGACCCGTCCATTTCTATGCGCACATTTTGATGACCGCATCTAGAACATTTAGAAAACCATGAGCCGAACCCACATTGAATGCAGGTAAATCCTAATTTCGGGTCGCTCGCGCCCTGTAAACTCGCCTGTCCTAGTCCTTCGTCCTTCATTTGTTTTGCGTGCTTGGGATTATCAACATTGATTAAACCTGAGCGGTCTGCCTTGTAAAGTTTTGTTCCGCGTTCCGTCTTAACTGCAATCTCTTTCAATCCAGTTGGTGGAATCATCTTTGGCATTTGGTTTCCTTCCGTAGCCTTACCTAAGAGGGGCAAGTTTTTTAGACTCGCCCCTCTGTCGGCTATTTAGTTATTGAGGTGTTTCGTTTGGTGTAACAATTACAGCCGTAGACACATCATCACGACCGTGACTTTGTGATGGCTGATTGCAACCGCATTCAAGACACATTATGCGTTCTGGATTCCTGAGACTGCGCCGTTCCATGCTGGTGCGTAGCAGAAGAAAGTTCCACGGAAGTATGTGCTGAAATCGTATGAGAACTGAACTACTGGCCATTGAATACCCATGTAGTCCTGAACATTGATAGCAGCCCAAACATCAGAAACCTCTGTGTCAGGGATTGGAAGTGTGTATGAAAGTACAGGTGAGATACCTTGCTGCAACCATGGGTGAACAGTCAAAGGAACCATCTTGCCTGTGATTTCGTTGTTAAGTGCACCGATTGTTGCACCACCAACATAATCGCCAGTTTCTGTCTGTGTTAGATTCAAACGGTAGTTGGCTGTTGAGCCGTTCTTGATTGAGTCTGACAACTGCTTGCGGTCTGCACCATTGATAAGAATCTCATCAGGGTCGCCCTTAACATTGTTGTACAGAGTATAGAAAACATTCTGGTATTCAACACCAGGATTTGATGTTGAGAATGTTGTGTTGATGATGTTGTTTGCGCCTGAGTTAGCACCTGTAACTGTTGGGATAATTCCGTCATAGCCAGTTGCGTATGCTGATGTATCAGCGTTAGCGCGTGAAGCAGCAGCACCAGTAGTTGTTAGAGCGAAGTTGTTACCGAGAAGTCCGATAGTTCCTGCGCCCTGAATGACTGCTGATGTGCCTTGTGCTACACCTTGGAATGTGCAGTTTGCTGTGCCAGTTGTAGTTCCAACATAGATGTTGTAACCGATAGCACCGACTACTGGAGTCCATGAGATAGCAAGCACATCGCCTGAAGCGACTGCTGTTGATTGAACAGAAGACACGATTGACTCACCGAAGCCGTTGCCTGATACACCTGCGTTAGCAGTTACATAGACAAAGTAGGTTGCAGCAGCGAGTGCTGTCTGTGAACCTGATGCTACTGGTGAAGTCAAAGTTACTGTTGCAGGTGCAGCAAGTGCGCCTGAGTAACCTGATGCTGTTCCGCGTGCGTATAGCATCATGCGTTCTTCCATCAACATTGTTGCGTAAAGTGTTGATGTTGAAGACAACTGACGAAGGTCTTCGTAACCCATACCTGAGAAGTTAGCATCGAATGATACTTGGTCAGATAGTGAGTAGGAGTTGTAAGGCAGAACGAGGTCGTCTGCTGTGTAAGAAATCTGAGGACCACGCTCTAGCCAGAAAGCGTTTGCGCTTCCCGGAGCAAAGTTATTCTGAGTGGTTTCTGTGATTCCCGGCCAAATGTTTCCTTGACCACCAGTACCTGTACCTGTGTATCCAAGGATACGCTTTACGCGGTGTGATGTACCAACACCCTTCTTGCGAGGGATGCGGTTACGGAGTGGTGTTGGGCGAGGTGTTAGTAACTTAGCAGGTGCTTCGAGGTCGAATGCCGCGAATGATGTGCTAAGAGGTGTAGTAAGAGTGATTTCCTTATTGATATCACCCATTGCGCCACGCTGAGTCGCGAGTGCCTGTGTAAGTGAAGCAAGTGCTTCAGGAGCAAGTGACTTATTAGCAGCGAGAGATTCTAGTTGAGCAACAGGATTTCCTGTGCCGAACTTTACTCCGTTGCCAGATTCCATCTGTGATAACACAGAAGGGTCTGCTGATGCTCCATTGATTGACTTGTTCAACTCACCAAGGTATTCCTCATGACGAGCAGCAGCAACCGCAGGGTTGGACTCGTTATACAAGTCCTTTGCTTTTACTTCTTTCATCTATTGATTCTCCTGTAAAGAGTTAGTTTGACTCTGCATCAGGATTACCTGCTTTGGCGAGGAAGTCCTTAGCCATTGCGCGATAACCTTTAGCAAGGTCGTGGTCGGTTGTAGCGGAAGCCTTAGCAAAATACAATTCTGCTTTTGAGTTCCACTCGTTTACTGTTTCAGCACCTGTCGCTATGGTTGTCCTCTTTGGACCGCCACCTATTGCGAGAGATTTTGCCGTTGCTAATTCTGTTTCTAACGATGCTGCTTTGTTCTCTACTGCCTCTTTTGCAGATTTCAACTTAGCGACTTCGGCTTCAACCGATTTCATAGCACTCTTTACGGCTTTCTCAACGATATCAGTAATGTTGATATCAGCGAGCAGGGATTTCTCTGAAGACACTTTATCTTCAGAATCTTCTAAGTGTTCAGGGTCAATGCCCGGAATGATTGGTTCATCAACTGTCGTGTCAGGGATAATCTCTGTCAAAGTTGATTTTGCAACTTCTTCTTCTTCAGTTGGCGCAACTTCTTTTGCTTCACCAAGTTCATGCTCGGCTCCGCTTCCTGCTGGACCTTCTGCTGATTCTTCTTCGGCTGATTCGCCATACTGCTTTTCTTCGCTAGGAAGTTCATAGCCGTATTCTTTGCACATCATCGTGACTTCATCTAATGCTTGCTTTGCGCTAGCGTAGCGTGACATCATATCTTCTTGTGAAGGAATTGATTTGGCTTCGCCATTCATAGGCATTGATTCTTCAACGAGTTCTTTTTCTATGGTAGTTTCCACCAGTTCCTCGACTTTCGTTAATGATTTTTCACCATTGATAGATTTAGCCAATACTAATTGGCAGTTTGGGTTTGCTGGTCTATCAACAAGGCTGACTTCTACAATCTGCCCATCAATGATACGACCATTTGCTGCTTTCTTGTCCATCACAACACGCGGAGATTTAATTCCGATGCTGAATCCACGCAATACGCGGTTCTGAACTTTCTTCACTGATACTGGGTCTACAACTAATGCGCTGATGTAGTGTCCATCAGATTTCGCTTCGTATTCTTTAGCAACGCCAGCAGCGATATTGCTGTGCTGTTCACGGATATTTCCACCAGTCATGAACCAGTCAGGCATCGCCTTTGCTAACCATCCCGGGTCACAGATTTGCTGGTCAATATCAACTGAGTCATCAGTTGCTTTGCCGTAAACAGTTAGTGTGCCATCACCATTGTCGTCGTATTTGAGTATGTCTGCATAGACATTAGTTGAGTCGCTCATGGTTCTCCTTATGCCGAATAGGTAATGACGATTGCGCCAGCAGCAGAAGCAGCAGCGGATACTCCGTAGATGACATCTCCACCGCAAACATAGAATGTCTGTGAGTTAGCAGCAGCAAGAGTTCTACCTATTGTCGCGCCTGATGTACTGATTGTTTCATCACCGATAAAGATTGCAGCACTATGACCATTGTAGACAGTGATTGGTGTCTGTCGTGGAATTCCTGTTGGAATCTGAAGCAGTATCTGTGGTGTTGTGAAAGTTGATGTATTCACATGTTGAAATGCCATTTGTTTCCTATTCTTCTTCTTCTAGCCAAGCCCACAAGCCAGTATCCACGACATAAGGTGCTATGTCACACATACAGTTCGGGTGAACTGGTGGGTCGCCATTTATCCATTCTTCATCTATACCAATCGGTGACTGGTCTAGGTTTTCTTGGCAATCATCACAAGGGTCTGCAACTAGCCATTGAACTTTCTCAACACCTGAGTCTGCGTATAAATCCCTGCTTGCCTGAACAACTGCTGAACTCATTTCTGTTCCAGCAATCGTTAATGCTCTAGCATCATCACCTAAGATATATGCTAAATCTTCTGCTATCGCTCGCCTCGTGGAACCCCTCATTAAGCCCTCAGCGAGTGCTGTGCCGATTCTATTTAGCGTAGTGGTGGACAGGTCTTGTATCTTAACTTTTCGCCCGTCTAGGAGTCGTTTAAGTCCGTTTGGTGGATTGACTAAATTAGCAGCAGCACGATTTCCGGGACGCCAGTTCTTCCAATCCATCTTCAAAGCATCAGATAAATCTTTCTTGCTGGGAGCAGCCTTGCGTAGCCCAACAGCACGAGCAATCTCGTATGAGGATATGTCTGTGCCTAGAGTCCAGCCATCTGCATACAGTCTTGCGAGCGCAGAGTTGAGTCGCTCCGTATCAAGTTTCTTGATATGAACTTTCGCCCAATCTCTAGCCAGTTGATTAGATACCTCGGCAGGAATGTTTTCATCAGGGCTATCAATCGGGTCACGCAGGGAATACCAGTCATCAAGGATTTCATCAACCGAAAAGACTTCTTCCATACCGCGCTTGATTGAACGCGCATGACGGATAGTCAATGCTGCGTGCAGTCGCTTGCGGTTCGGTTTCACTAGAGTCCTAAATACCTTTCAGCATACCAACGAGCAGAGTCAAGGTCACCAATGCCAGCGTATTTGTTTAACACTTCTGCGTAGTCTTCTTCAACTGCTTCAAAGTTAAACTTGCGCTTCATGTTGCCCTTGCGAATCCATTTCAAGAAAGCCTTGATTTCTTTTACGGCTTTATCTGTTTCATCTTCAGAAGCAACTTCAGTTGGCTCTTTTTCTTCTTCTTCGGCTTCTTCCTTTTCAGGTTTGCCTGTTTCCGTTACGGCTTCATCACCAATACCTAATTGGTCTGTGACTGGCGTAGCATCGTCACCTGATAAAGCAGAAGCATTAGAAGCCTGATAAGCATCAATGATTCCGTCAGGTGATAAGAAGTATAATCCGCTTGATGAGTGAAGCATAGGCATATCAGCCTGTGGTGTATCTAGTAATGGCAGACCCATATCACTACGGGCTTCATTAACTGTTCTTCCACCATTCTTCAATTCAATATCAACTCGTCGGGCTTCTGCCTCGGTGTCAATCTTTGATTGAAATAGAATCTTAAACTCTAGTTCGCGTGGCATACCTAGATACATGTAAGACAGATTGGTTAATTGATTGCTAATCCATTGAGCAAGGGGAGCAATACCGATTGCTTCGCCTGACATGGTTTCGCCTTCTTGTAATCCGCTTGCGCCGAGTGAACCTGAACCGCTAAATCCAATTTCACTAGGAAGCACACCGAAGTGACCGCAAATAGATGTTATCAAATAGTTATCAAGCGTGTCTTTGAACTTCTCGCCGTATCCATCAAATTGAATTGGCTTGAAGCCAGCAGGAAGAATACGCACACGCATACGCTGAGCAGTCTGTCCAGCCAAATCATCATTATAGATATTCTCATAAGCGCGGATAAGGTCAGGGTTGTTACCGAAGTTGGCATCAGTTTCCATCATCAACTCAGGTGTCACGCCATCTGTGTATTCCTTGCGAATCCAGTCTTGACGGCGTAGGTAGATATCCGCTAGAGGTAATGAACGCTCTACTGGGCTAAATCCATAAACAGACCAAGTGCGTCGGTTCTTAACAAGATAAGTAAGTTCATCTGATGTGAATTGACCATCTGCATCTTCTGCATCATTAGTAGCCATGAACTCTGAACGAGGGAAGCCGTAAAGGATTTGTTGGAACGCAGGGTTTGGTGCCATCGGGCGCATACCTCTGTCGTCAATCAATGGCTTAATAGTTGAGCCATCAAGCAACTGGAAGCCGTATAAGTCGCCACCAACAGATTTCTGTGGCCATAATGCAACAGCATCTAGCACTAAGCAATCTTCAAGAAATACATTGAGCCAATCGCCCCATGTATATCCGTTGGCGCGGTCAGGCTGTTCCCAGAAAGCACGCAGTCTAGCGATGTCTTCTGTGTATTTCTCACGAGCATCTGCCATTGCGCGTACATGGTCTTTGCCTGATTCAGCAGCAATACGCTCTGAAGCATCATCTGATAAAACGATATCCCAGTTCATTGAAGTTATTTTGTTCTTAACAACTTCTAAGCAACGGCGGATAATATCCACTTGGTCTGCGGTTGAACGCAATACTGTGAAAGGAACGAGTTTAGTCGGAGTGATGTTGATGTTCTGCGCGACTTGATACTCATAGCGTCGTGGGTCAGCGCGCCCATCAGAACGAGGTGGATTGATGTTTCCCGGAATGAGTGGATTACCGGGATTGAATGGAACATTTGGCCATACAGGATTTCGCGGAAGCGAAGTTGATTGACCATACTGTTGATTCATAATGCCCGAACGGGCAACCATTTCGCTTTCAGTCATAGTAACAGAACCAGCAGGAAGGCGAGGTGCCTTCTCTAATTCTGCTGCTACTTTCTTAGCGAATCTATCTAATAGACCCACAGGCTTAGCCCCCTTAGCCTTGTACTACTACACGATATTGATTGAGTGTTGGTGCAATAGAGAATAGAAGTGTAACAGCAGATGTGCTTGTGTGCTGAACATCGCAGATTACTTCTGCGTATGGTGATGAGTTGTCATAGACAGTAACTTGAACATCTTTCGTGTTCAGGCTGTGTGTGATGGTATATGAAGTGGCTGAGCCGTCACCGACATTTGCCGCGTATTTCTTAACGACTACGGCAGAGTCAATATCAAATCCGCTTGAACCAACAGTCAATCCACCGCCAACGACAACAACTCCTGAGAAGTTAGAGCCAACGAGTTGAACGCCATTGCTTGCTGTATATGTGCCAGCACCAGAGAATTGCTGCCAGACGATAGGGTCTGTTCCAACAGTTGTTACTTCATCAACCTGAACCCAACCTGTATTAGCAAGTGTTGTTCCGTTGTCAACGAAAGTAAAATCTCCGCCAGCAATTTCTGTTGATGAATCAAAGTCTGTTGCGCGAGTAAGAACCCAGTTAGTTGAACCGCTACCAACAGTAGTGAGGGTATAAATACCGTTCTGTGATGTAGTAGTTTGATTCTTAACAAGGATGCGGTCATTGAGTGAAGGGCTGACACCATCTGTGCTAAATGCTGCTTGTGTGCCAGCGTTAGTAAGAGTTGCGCCTACGCCTGAAGTTCCGTTGCTATAAGTAGCGTTCAGGTTTGCTGTTGTCGCAGCGTATGAAGCAGCATGAATGTTTAATCCTTGTGCTACATCATCAACATACTGTTTAGTCGCTGCATCTGCTGGAGATACTGGAGTAGCGACATTAGTAATCTTGTAGTTATTGAAAGTGACATCTGCTGTTGGTACTGCGAGCGCAGATAGATTGATAAGCGAGTGTGCTGCGTTATCGTGTACTGGAGTTCCGTGTGTGTGGTCGGCTCTTGCTACATCAACAGAACTTCCGTTAGCACTTGAAGCACCGAAAGCAGTTTGAGCAGATACGGCACCGAAGTCAGGCATCTCGTGGACATGGTCTTCACGCGCAGGTGCAGTTCCAGTTCCTACTGCTCCGTTAGCACCGATAGGTAATGCTTGTGGTGTAACGCCAGTAAGTGGTGGAGTTCCGTGAGTATGGTCAGCGCGAGCGAAGTTAGTTGATGTGCCGTTGCCTGATGAAGCACCATAAGAAGTCTGTGCTGTAACTGAACCGAAGTTATTTACCTGTGTCCAAGTCGAGCCATCATCAAAGTAAAGTAGGTAGTTATCAGTTGCGTAGTAAAGGCGACCTGCTGTTCCTGCTGCTGGTCTTCCTGCGAGTGTGCCGTATAGAACTTCTGATTCAGCCTGAGTTGATTCCCAGCCAGTTCCGTTATAGAAATAAAGTTCATTGTCGCCTGTGTTGTAGTAAATCTGTCCAGCGACAGGAGAAGATGGCGCAGTAGCCAAGTTCTGAATTACGCCGTTCTGTAATTCGTTCTTATTTAAGTCAATGCTGACTAGAAATTTGCGACTCATTTATTCTCCTAGATTACATAAGCAGTGCCGGTAAACGCTGCTGTGAAGGTGATTACCATTTGGTTCTTACTTGGATAACTGAATGTGCCTTCACATTGAGTACCTGCTGAATCTAATACAACTGCTGTTGGCTCTGCATTTAGATTGTGATTGATTGTCCATACGCTTGCTGCGACTGCTTGTGTGTGAACATAGAATACATCGCCAGTATCAAAAGTTCCGGGAGCACCTTGTGGTCCGGGAGCAGTGATAGTGACATTAGGGATTACGGGTTGAACTGTGATGTTCGGTATAACTGGTTGGACAATGATTACTTCATCACTCATGTTCGTGTCACCTGTGGGCTTACCTCAATAGTTCCTTGGACTAATCTAGTCACAATACCAGTCTGTGTGATTTCTAAATCATAAGCATACTTGCCGTTAGTAATTGTCGTTGTCTGTGCTGCTGTTGCGCGACAAGCAATCAAGCCAGTAAGCGGAGTGATAGTAATTCCGCCACCTGCTGCTGATGTTAATGAAAGCACAGTAGTCTTAGCAAGAGGTGATGTTCTAACTTGAAGTGCAGCAGTTGCGCCTGTTAAATTAACTGGAGTTCCTGCTGGTTGTTCATAAGTGAAATTGATATACCAGTCAGCACCTTGGTCAATCGTGGTGTTGTAGGTTACAGCCATTTAGACTCCTAGTGGTTCGTTACAATACTGACAAATCTTTGCACTTCTAAGGTTAGGCATTTGGCAAGCACCGCATACTTTAGATATCGCAGCAAGACTTGCGTGAGCAACTGCATTATCTTTCAGTTCCGTCAATGCCCATACTAGCGCATCTAATCTATCGGGGCTATCACTTGAATCTGGTGTCCACATAACCATCTGGTCTTCTAACTGTGGAAATGCTCCGACATGATGCACGCGATACTGCTCATAGAGTGCTGATATCGGTTCTGCTCTAACTCTTTTGCCTCGCGTTGCGTGAACTTTGGTAACAGGGATATTTCTATCTACCTGTTGTAATACCATAATGACCATGTCGCCACCATTGTTTGTTTCAGCGATAATGCGGTCGGCTTTCCATTTCCTAAATGCTTCAACTGCTGCTTTGCCCCATTCGTTTGGAGTAGAGCGTAGAGTGTCATCAGAGAGGACATAGAACTGTCCGTCTGCGCTGGCACCTGCTGTGACAATTCCTGTTTCATCTGAGTCTTCTCCGCTAGTAACTGCTGGGTCAATAGCAACTACAATTCTGTATAGCGGTGGAAGTTGGTCAAGGCGGATTCGTGTATCTTCAATCCATTGACGAGTCCATAATGCGCCTTCGGCAGCATCTAGTAACTCACCGTATAACTCTTGCCTTCCTGTGCGCGTTCCCTCATATCGCGCTCGCAACTCAATGAGTGCAGTCTGCGATAAGTTCCTTGAATTATCAAAGGTGCTTCCACGCGTTACATGAACTGACCCGTCTGTTCGGGTAGTCCAATCGCGTAACAGTTTAATCGGCTTCGGTGTAGTAGTAACAACTACTCGCGGTCTTTCACCGATACGAAGTGCAGGTGCTAAACCCTCTGTCCATGTTTCATACGGATATTGCCACATCGCTAACTCGTCTAACCATGCGCCTGAAAGGTTGAGTCCACGACCAGCATCAGGTGAGTCTGCGCCAAAGGTATGAACCTTCTGCCCGTCTTTGAAGATTACTTTGTGACTGGACTTGTTATAGATGTAGTCCTTATCGTTTTCTAATCCTCTATGCTCTAATGCTTTAATGAAACCTGATGGACCTTCAACGCAGATGTTCTTAGCATCACCGAATGTCGGTGCGATAATCGCCCATTGAGTAGGACTGCCATCAGGCGCAAATGGATTCTCTAATACTTGACGAGCAAGCCATTCCGCACCAGTTCTAGTCTTACCCCAACCACGACCTGAAAGGATTAGCCACACATTCCAGTTACCTTCAGGCTCTTGTTGCTCGGGTCTACCGATATACCACCAAGGCTTGCGGTGTAACTCATGGACTAATGCTTCAGGTTGTGAATCAAGCCAACTCTGGCGTTCCGCCTTCGGTTTCTGTTGTATCAGTTCCCGTATTGATAAGCCCATTATCTTCACCCTCATCTAAGAATGCTAAGACTGCCTTCTTCGCTTCTTCTAATGTTAGTGCTATCGGTTCGCCGTTAGCACCAGTAATCTCTTGACGCAGTTTATCGTTCCTGCCCCATCGCTCTCCATGCTTTCGCTCTAGATACCAACCTGCTGCTTTCCAATCACCTTGGTCTGCTGCTTGGCGTATACGCGCTATCGCAGCAACTTCCGCTTCCGCTTCAGCACGCTCGATTGACTCCCGAAATTCCCGATATTCTTTTTTCGCGTTCGGTTCTTCGCTGAGTTCAAG